CTAAATGACTAATTTGATCAATTTGATCTTTTTTAATTTTATTGGTTTCACAATCTTTATTAGAGCATTTTGAAATAACATCAAAAGCATCATTAGGATAAATTATATCTGATCCACATTCATAACAATTATTCATTTTGTTTCTTTCCTTTGTTGATTTGCTTTCATACTAAACTTATACAACTTTTGTATAATATGTCAAACTATATAAGCTAAGATTGTAGAAATATTTATGTTCGCTAAATGTTCTTATTGATTACCCAAAATTTGACATATAGAAGGTCTAGCAAGGAAGGATTAAAAGAGTATGGAAAAGACTAAGAATGGGTTCGCTATGATCCCAAATTCAATAATATATGACGATAAGCTAGGAAATGAGGCTAAAGTCTTATTTTGTTATATTAAATCATTATCTGCTAATTATAGGAACTTAAGAAACTCTAATTTATGCAAGAAACTTGGTGTTTCTGTTAATACTCTACAAAAGGCAAAAAAGGAGCTTGTTGATAATGGATATTTAATTATCCACAGGTTATCAAGTGCCAATAGATATACATTGAGACTACCCAAAAACAGGGTAATCAGGGTGTCAAAATCTAATCAGTCAGACTACCCAAAATTTGGGCAGTATTTAGAGAGTAATAACAATAATAATAATAACAATAATAATAAGAAAAGGTTTAAAGGTTTTAAGAAATGAGTGAAGAAGAATATTACTATAATAATGAACCTTTACAATTAAGCTATAAGAACACCTACACCCCCCCTGAAAAGATTGAAATAGTTTTACAGATTGAGAACGATTTCAAAAGTGGAATGCTCTCTGCTAATCAGATGCGTTGGATAGTCAACAATCTTAAGTTTGGAGCTTGGACTGTTCAAAATATTATTGATAAAATGATGTTTGATAACAAAATTAAGATTAACCCCATTACCCTTGATAATAGAACATTTAAAAAGAAACCAACTCCTTTTGATTTGTAAACTACTATATATTGTGTTAATAGATTATTAGACTACTAGCTCCCTTGCGTTAGTCTAAAATAAGTTAATTAACTAGACCTGGTGAGTGCTATTCTTTCCTTTCTTTCTTGCCTTGCCAGGTCGCTTAATAAATAAAAATTATGGCAGGTCGACCTAGAAAACTAACAGATAAATTAAAAGCACATATACTTTCTTTAATTGCAGATGGATTGACAATTAGAGAATTATTTTCAAGAGATGATGTTCCTATTACTTGGCAATCATTTAGAGCTTATTTAATAAAAGATAATGAATTAATGGCTAATTATGTTCGTTCAAAAGAATTGGCAATTGATTTAAAATTATCTGACTTGGAAGATAAAAGAAAAGAATTAGAACTAAAGATTGAGTCTGGTGATTTAGATCCTAAAGCTGCTCAATCTATGGTTAATCTTTATAAAATTATTACTGCACACAATCAATGGTCTGCTAGTAAATTATCGTCAAAAACTTATGGTAAAGCTGCTGAAACATTGCAAATAAAAGGAGATAATAACCAACCATTGTCAATATCTTGGTCTAAACCTTAAATTAATTATGATTATTTCTTTTGCTAAACCTTTTAGAAGTATTGATTTAATTGGTTTAGTGGTAAAAACTGCACACATAAAAAGCAGATATTATACATGAGTGTTGCAAAAATATCACACAATTATTTAGAAAGGTTCTAAACTGGTGATAACGCAGTATTATCGGAAATAACTAATGATAACGATTAACTTATCATTATAAAATTTATGGTTGTAATAACTGAATTATGAAGAACAAATAGCGAACATGGGGGGTTTTAAAAGTGGGATACCCACTTTTTGCGTTACCTGTTAAAATAAAATTGATACAAGGCATAAACAAATGGATGATACTTTTCTAAAAACAATAATCTTCATTATGAAGGATAAAAAAACAAAGAAACCAATTGTAATTACACACTTTCAAGGTTTTGAGGATGAAGCTGAAGCTAACGACTTTTCAGAGTTCCTTAGAACACAATTCATTTTGCCTAGCGATTATCCAGATTCAAATGAAACAATACATTAAGGGGGGTTTTGTTTTAAAATGAAACAAATTGTAATTCCTTACGCACCAAGAGAAATTCAAAATTTTTTGCATAAAAAATGCGATAAGAACCGATTTAATGTAGTGATTGTTCACAGGAGAGGAGGCAAAACAGTCTTTGCTATAAACCACTTAATCAAGGCAGCTCTGACATCAACAAAACCTTATCCAAGATATGCCTTTATTTCTCCTTACAGGTTGCAAGGTAAAAGCACCGCTTGGGATTACATGAAACAATTTTCTGCCACAATTCCAGGAGTTAAGTTTAATGAGTCTGAATTAAGGGTGGACTTTTCTATAAACAATTCAAGAATACAAATCTTGGGTGGTGAGAATAGTGCTGCTATCAGAGGTCAGTATTTTGATGGTATAGTTTGTGACGAAACACAAAACCTTTCGCCAGACCTTTTTGATACCATCCTTAGACCATGCTTATCGGACAGAAAAGGCTTTGCTATTTTTATCGGAACTCCGATGGGAAGAAACTGGTTCTACGAACTGCATGAGAAAGCAAAGACTAGCAAAGATTGGTTTACCAAAGTATTCAGAGCTAGTGAAACAAAGATCATAGCTCAAGAAGAATTAGATGCTGCTAAACAAACAATGTCGCCTGAAAGTTATGAGCAAGAATTTGAATGTTCATTTCAAGCTGGAATAAGTGGTTCTTATTTTGGATCTATAATTGAGGAGCTAGAGGAGTCTGGCAATATTAAAAACTTTGATATAGACGATAGTTTAGATGTTGAAACCTGGTGGGATCTAGGAATGAACGATAGTACAGTAATCACCTTTGCTCAACGAAGGACAAATGGCGAAATTAGAATTATTGATTGCTACGAAAATTCTGGTGAGGGATTGGAGCATTACATAAATGTAATAGATAATAAACCTTACACATATTCAAAACACATAGCTCCCCATGATATTAGAGTTAGAGAAATTGGTACAAATAAATCCAGATGGGAAACCGCTAAAGAACTAGGGTTAGAATTTGACATAGCACCCAAACTTAGTGTAGAAGATGGTATTGAGCAAGTAAGACGAATGTTACCCAAGTGTTTTTTTCATAAAAACAATTGCAATAAGTTGGTTGAAGCATTAAAATCATATTGTAAGCGGTGGGATGAAAAAAATAATTGTTTTAGGAATAAACCTCTACACAATTGGGCATCACACTTTTGCGATTCGGTAAGGTATGGTGCTGTTACAGAACCACTAGAAACATCGGATTGGGATAAGCCAATAGAAGTAGTTACAAATTATATAGTTTAATATGGCAAAAAAAAATAAAGAAATATCTAATATAGAATTACAAAGTTTATTATCAAATCAAATACAAAATGCTTTAGGTTATTTAGGTGGTCAGTTATCAGACTCTAGAACTAAATCGTTAGAATATTATTTAGGTGATAAACTAGGAACAGAAATAGATGGTCGTAGTCAGGTAGTATCAACCGATGTATCAGATACGATTGAAAGTTTATTACCAAATTTATTAAGAGTGTTTACAGCATCTGATAAAGTGGTTCATTGCGAACCAATGACAGCAGAAGATGTTCCAATGGCAGCACAAGCTACAGCTTATTTAAATCATGTTTTTTATAAAGAGAATGATGGATTCCAATTATTATATAATTTTTTTAAAGATGCCTTAATTGAGAAAAATGGTTTTTTAAAAATTTATTGGGATGACTCTGAAAAAGTAGATTACGAAACTTATGAAAATTTATCCATAGTTGAGAAAGAGGCTTTGCAAGATACTAAGGATGAAATAGAAACTGTTGAGGAAGAAGTATTTGAAGATGAGTCTGCCAAAGAAAAGTTTGAAGAAGTTTTAAAACAATACGAAATGCAAGGGGTAGATATATCTCAAGTTCAAGTTCCTAATTTTAATTTATATAATTGCAAAATTAAAAGAATTAAAAAAACTGGTAAAGTTAAAATAGAAAGTATTCCACCAGAAGAATTTTTAATTGATAGAAGTGCTAAAACAATTGAGGATGCCGATTTTGTTTCTCATAAAGTTTTAATGACAAGATCAGATTTAGTTGCAATGGGTTATCCTCAAGAAGAAGTTGACGAACTACCAAAATCAGATTTAGATATTTATAACGATGAAGAAAATGTAAGACTAAGTGATGTTGATGATTATAATATTTCTAGTGCAACAGATACCTCAACAGAAAAAGTTTTAGTTTATGAGTCTTATGTAAAATATGATTACGACCAAGATGGTATAGCAGAGCTTAGAAAAATAGTTTCAGCTGGTGCAGATGGTCATCACATATTATCAAATATGCCTTGCGATAGTGTACCCTTTGTAACTATCACTCCTATTCCAATGCCTCATAGATTTTATGGAAGATCAATTTCAGAATTAGTAGAAGATGTTCAGTTAATGAAATCTACTGTGATGCGTCAGTTGTTAGACAATATGTATTTAACAAATAATAATAGAGTTGCAGTAATGGATGGTATGGTCAATATGGATGATCTATTGACGACTAGACCTGGTGGAATTGTTAGAACTAAACAACCACCGAACCAAGTGATGCAGCCATTACAAGCTCAACCAATTTCACAACAAGCCTTTCCATTATTATCTTATTTAGATTCAGTCAGAGAAGGTAGAACTGGTGTTTCAAAAGAAGCTCAAGGTTTAAGTCCTGATACATTAAATGCTAAAACAGCTACTGGTGTAAATGCTTTAATGCAACAAACTCAAATGAGATCAGAATTGATTGCTAGAGTGTTTGCAGAAACAGGGGTTAAAGATTTATTTAAAAAAATATTTGAACTAATGGTTAAATATCAAGATAAAGAAAAAATTATTATGATGAGTAACCAATATATACCTGTAAGACCTACTGAATGGAAAGATAGATTTAATATTTCAATTGTTGTTGGTCTTGGAACTGGTTCTAAAGAACAACAAACAATTATGTTAAACAGTATTTTAGAAAGACAACTACAAGCATTTCAAATTCAAGGTGGAAAAGAGATGCCAATGGTAAATTTAAAAAATATGTATAACACTTTGACTAAGATGGTAGAGAACGCAGGTCTAAAAAATGTAGAAACTTACTTTGTAGATCCTGATGTGGGCAAACAAATGATGCCACCACCTCAACCACCACCATTAACACCGATTGAGAAGATAGAATTTACTAGAATTGATGCTGAGAATAAGCGAAAACTTGCAGACCTAGAATTACAAGCTCAAGAATTACAACAAAAGACTCAAGAAATGCAATTAGACTTTGAAGCGAAGATAAAAGAGATGGCTTTAAAATATAATACTCAACTTGATACTGCAAAAATTAAAGCAGATGCAGACTTAGATAAGATGATGGTCGCTGGAGATAACAAAATACTTGAAGAAGCGGCAAAATCTACTAATATGTTTGGCAAACAACTACAAGGAATAAATGAAAGTGAAAGACCAGGCGGACAGGTCGGTGGAAATCAGCCGATCCAACGAAGCCAAGCAGATATTAGAGAGTAAACTTTTTCAAGAGAGTATAGAAACTCTTAAAAAAATTTATTCTGAGGCACTTTTAGAAAAAACAGGTGCTAAAGAGAGTGATACCAGAGAAAAACTTTGGATTGCTTACAATGTTGTTGGAAAAGTAGAACAACATCTACTAACTGTTATTGAAACAGGAAAACTTGCAGCTAAACAGTTGGAAGATTTTAGAAAACAACAGAATAATACAAAATTTTAACCATCAAGGTTAAAATAAGCCAAGTCTAACGACAGCTTAACAATGGAGGACTTAATGTCTGAAACAAACCCTTTACTGAACAATGCTTCAGTACAAGGTGCAGCAAAATCTATTGAAGGTTTAATGGACACTAAAGGTGTTATCAAAAAACCTCAAAAAGAAGCAGCACCAGTTGAACCAAAAGAAGAAGTTGAAGCGGAAGCAGAAACTGAAACAGAAGAACAACAACAACCTGTTGCTCAACCAGAGGAAACAATGGAAGTAGCAGAAGAAGAACAAGCATCACAAGATGAAAATGCAATTGAAGAACAAGAAACTGATCTACACCAAGTAATTGTGAATGGTGAAAAGATTGATGTTGACCTTGAAGAATTAAAAGCAGGTTATCAAAAAGATGCCGACTACAGACGAAAAACTGAGGAGATAGCAATTGAAAAAAGAGAGCTAAAATCCGAAGAAGATCGTTTGAAAAATCAGTATTCAACTAAGATGGATGATTTAAATTCATTAGTAGTTACTTTAAATGCTGAGATTAACAACGATATGACTTCTAAAGAGCTTGATGCTCTTTGGGATGAAGATCCGACTGAAGCTGCTAGAGTTGATCGTAAGATTAATAAACGAAAACAATCAATTCAACAAGCACAGCAAAAACTGAGAGAACATCAAGAAGCTCAGTTTCAGGATATATTAAGAAATGAACAAAAAAAACTTCATTTAAAACATCCTGAGATTGCTGATCCTATTAAGGGTGCAACAGTTAAAAATAATATCATGGGTTATTTAAATTCTAAAGGCTTTACAAACGATGATGTTTCAAGAATTTATGATTCAAGATATTTTGATGTGATCATGGATGGTATGAAAGCTAATGCGACTAAACCCAATTTAGTAAGTAAAAAAGTTAAACCAACTACAGTTGTTAAGTCAGGTGTTAAAGCTACAAAAGAAGATTTAAATAATCAGTCTAGGTTGAAGAAGATTAAAGCGTTGAAGAAAAGCGGAAGTGCAAAAGATGCTACCGAATTACTGATGCGTTATCTATAAACATAACCTAACGGAGAAAACAAATGGCTAAATACCAAACATATACGACTATAGGTATAAGAGAGGATCTAGCGGACATAATTTATTCAATTAGTCCAACAGAAACACCTTTTATGTCTGGAGTTGCAAAAACAAAAGCAACTAATACTTTACACCAATGGCAAACAGATGCACTAGCTGATGTTGCTGCAAATGCTGCTGTTGAAGGTGCTGACATTACTTATGGAACAATGTCACCAACTACATTGGAAAATAACCACACTCAAATTTCTACTAAAGGAATTCAAGTTACTGCAACTAACGAAGCTGTAACTTCTGCTGGAAGAAATAATGAGATGGCTTACCAAGTAGCTAAAGCTGCAAAAGAATTAAAAAGAGATATGGAAACAGCTCTTTTATCTAATGTTGCTAAATCTGCTGGTTCAGCTACAGCTGCAAGAAAACTAGGTGGATGTCCAACTTGGTACGAAACTAATGTTGATGCAGGTGCTGGTGGTTCTGGTGCTGGTAATGGTGCTGTAAGAACAGATGGAACTCAAAGAGCTTTTACTGAAGATCAGTTAAAAGGTATTTTAGTTAGCTGTTACAATGAAGGCGGAAACCCTAACATGATTATGGTAAATGCTTTCAACAAACAGAAACTATCTGGCTTTACAGGCGGTTCTACTAGATTTGATGCTGCGGAAGATAGAAGATTAATTACTTCTATTGATGTGTACGAATCTGACTTTGGAACTATGCAAGTATCACCAAACAGATTTATCAGAGGTGCTAATGGTACTGCTGCTAAAATCGGTCAAGATGCTCACATTCTAGATATGGAATACTGGGCAGTTTCTTTCTTAAGAGATTTCTCTCTACAAACACCAGCTCAGACTGCTGACGCAGATCAGAGATTTA